CGGTCCTATTCTGGAATCTTGAGTGGTTGGTGTCGGATACATTTTTATCATCTCCGATAGATACCCACTCTTCCGATTGGTTGCTGCTCTTGATGGTCGCATCCCCTTTCGGTCTATATAATCCATTGTGTTCGGAGTAGGCAATAATCCAGACTCTTTTTCTTTGATGCCATGCACCGACACCGCTAGCTGGAATAACAAGACATTGGACTTGGAAACCCTCTTTTTCCAAATCATCTTGCACCTGTCGGAGTACCATGCCGTTTTGGATGTTAACAAGTCCGTCAACATTTTCTCCAATAAACCACCTCGGTTTGCACTCGGCAACAACTCTAATAGTTTCATCCCAGAGGTATCTATCGTCATCTGTTCCTTTTCGTTTCCCTGCATTTGAGAATGGTTGACAGGGGAATCCTCCTGAAACAATGGTAGCTGATCCATAATTATCTCCTTTTACTTTTCTTATATCATCAATAATCGGAACATCGTTCCAATGCTTTTTCAATACTTTTTGGCAGAAAGGTTCTTTTTCTACAAAAGCAATAGTTTCAATACCAAATTTATCAGCTGCTAAACTAAAACCACCAATACCAGAAAACAAATCTAATAACTTATGTTCGGTCATTCTTTTTTTTTAATCTTTCTTTTTGTTCAATGCATTTCTTTAAACGCATCTGTAAATAATGAACTTCCTTCTGTTTTTCATATAACATCTTTTCAAGTGTCATTGTCTTCTCCTGGTCCAACCATTTTAATATCAATAACCGCTGGCTTATCGGCTTCAGCTTCGGTATCTAATAATCCAGCACTCTTAGCTAGTAATTGTAAAACACGCACCTTATCAACCATCTCAATGTCAAGAGTACCATCCTTTAGTATCCTTATTCTCTTAATGGCTGATAATGCGTGTTCAGGTATGTCCTTCACATCCTTGACCTTGGCTAGACCATTATCCCAGGTAACAACATCCGAGATATTCGCTGTTCCAATATTTATTAATTCACTAGCTAACGCATCACGATTTTTATAAATAACTTCGCTGCCTTTGATCTTTCTTTTGATCTGACGGACACTCGCAAAGTTGTCAAGACGAGGAAGGACTCTTTTAGTCATTAGAACGGAACATCATCGTTAAATTGATTATTCTGTCTAGGTTGTGGCGAAGGCATTGATGTAGGACCATCTTTCGGTGGTAACAACATAACCTTCATAATTAGACTTCCGTCTTTGCTTTTCGTTTGTATTGGCAAAGAATTAAATATAATATCCCAGCCTCCTAACTTATTTTGAAAAGCCTTACCGACATTATGCCAATAAGTTTTACCATCTTTACCTTCTAAAGGTACGACAGCATTTAATTTATCAACCATAAAAACTCCTTTGTAAAAGTTGAAAAATATTTTTGTGGCATCCCCCCTATACGCATAGACCCCCCTCCCCCCTGGGTGCGCCACTTGGCAGTTCGCCTTTTTTTATTTTACGAGGTGGGATTACTGCGTATTCTTTGCTTTGCATTTCTAGACTTGACTCTAGGTTTGCTAAATTAATCAAACTTCAATCTCCTTTTTGGTCGCATTGCTTTCACCAAGTCCTTGATAACTTCTTTAGTTGTCGTAGGTTCTGGCTTTAGACAAGCGAGTATGTATGATATGGGAAATACAGGTGGTTTCTTTTTCTTCTTCAGTATGTTCTCTATCTTAGTTAGCAATGATGATGTCTTATCCTGGTATTGGATCAGCTCTGACATCTGCCTCCAATCTCTTCTGTCTGGTTGAAATGTAGTTTGGTAGATTTTTAAATGGATGTTCTGGAACTTCTTCATCATTTCCATTTCATCTAATTTTTTATTCTCTTTAATAGTACTTCTAGTATTATTATTTAAGTCTAGTTCCTTGAGTCTAGTTTTAGTTGCGCTAGGGTCAACTTGTTTGTTGCGCTCACCGCAACTTGTTTGTGTTTTCTTATCTGGTTTCATAGCAACTCGTATTGTATCGTCCTGTTCTATTTGTTGCAACTCTTCATCGTTATTTAATGCTCTTGAATGCACCTCTTTATCGTTCATTAATGGATCGTAAAGTATCCTATAGACAGAAGATTTATGTTTTACATTCTTATACAGCGGTGAACCTTTTCTGAGTCGTTTGATATAACCCCATTCAATCAGAGATTTTATAGCTCTAGATACACTTGATTTATCTCTCATTACTTGATTACCAATGTATTGATATGTGGGAAAGCAGACTCCTGTATAATTATTAGCGCAGCTGCATAACACAGATAAGATCAGGTATTTGATTGGTGATCTGGCGATGCGTTTATCATTCAAAGCTCTTCTGGGTACAACAGTAAATGGTCCTCCAGAATACACACTTTGAATGTTATTCTTACCATTATCCAGAATCTTCTTCCGTATCTTGTCTTTGTAGTCTGTATCCATTCTTAACAAATTGTTCATAGCATTTAATTTCTAATGTAATTTTACTTGCGGTTACAACAAAAGGTTCATCACTCCAAAATATATTATTACACCAATCACATTTAATCCTATGCGGTCTGTTCTTCTTGCTCATACTTCATAGATAATCTGACATGCGAATCTATATGCTCGTTAATTAATGCCTGTAATACATTGGCATAGGTAAGATTGTTTAATTCTTTTTTAATGTACATTCGCTGTATGTCCGCTAACTTCATATCATTATTCAGGCAGAACAATAGAAATTCCACAGCTTCCTTGGCGAGCAATCTATGCGTTTCACTATTTTTGTTCAGTATCACTTGGTATATCCCCTGCTGAATATTCTATCTCTTGACGATTATCTACTTCCTCGTGAGCTTCTATTTCCTTTTTAAGCAAATCCTGATAGCGACATAGATACCACATTGCTTTGCGTAAATCTCTATCCTCTTCTTTTTTGCGTGAGAGTGGGTCTAGATGTTTGTGTTTATAAGAAAATCTATAAGTGTATTTGTAATGTGACCCCAAAAGATATGCCTTGAACGAATCATAACCAAGTCTATCTCGTATGTAATCTATGCACTCAATAGTTCCTTGTTTGTAGTGGTCAGGATTAATTAATTCAATATTGTATTTAGGGTCAGCCATCATACCTCCTTTATTGTTATGTCATAAATAGCTTCGGTTAGTTTTTTTTTTATTCTATACACAGAAGTTTTTACTCCCTTTACATCCTCAATAATCTTATTACCATTTTCATAGTATAAAAAGTCAGCAATGTAAGTGCATATCTTTTTCCCACAAACTTCAATAGGAAACTTTGGTTGTAATACTAGATCACTAATTCTTTTTTCTTCTCTCATAAATTTTAGTTCTTTATATCGCATAGCCTCTTTCTTCGAAGCAAAGGTAATGCCATCAACTTCAGTTCTAATCGCTTTGTATTTTGTCATCGTTTACTCTGTCCTTATATCGCCTTCCAGCATACAATAAATTTAAATGTTCCTCCCACTTCAAGCATACCCATCCATAATAGCCTTCTGGTTTATGATGTTTTTCTACCCATTCTTCCACTAATTTTGGTGCATACTTACAACTAGTGGTGTCACCAATATAATAGTGATTAGCTGGTGGAGGGTAGTTAGAAAAAACCATAATCCAAACTGCAAACTTAACAAACATTACAGCCCAAACAATCGTCTAAATGCGCCTTGATCCTGTAGACCCTCTTCACAATAATGCTCTACAAGTCTACCCATAGGAACTCTTTTATTCTTAGATTCTTTTTTTAATCTATCATAAACCTTTTGATCAATTCTAATAAATAAACCTTTCATCGTCATCCTTTCTGCGCCTACCTGCGACTAGTATGGGGAAGGTATCCAAGAAAATACAGGTAGGCATTTGACAATATATCATAAATATATTATATTCATAGTAGGCAATGATGCCTATAACAAAGGAAGGACTAAAAAGATGGAATATAAATATGGATTACTAGCAATAAGTGGTGATTGTGCAAAGGGAGGTATGGGAAATACATCCGATTGTATAATCATAAGTGGAACAAAAAACAACGACTTGATTAGAAGTTATCTAGAAGCTAGTCAGCAGGTTGAGATTCTTTCTACTATTTATAACCGAGATCCTGGTGATAGTAAT